TCCGATCGATCGAGCAACGAGAAAAGCCACGCTGCGCACTTCTTTTTCCGGCACATCCAGCTTTGCTCGCACCCACGGAATAAGCGCTTCAACTGGCGGCATTGCTTGGTTCGCCGTGCGGCCGCGCTCAACCACCTCACCATAGGCAAGCGGTGTGCCCACCGTGCCGACAATTTCCCGCGCCCTGATATAAGCATCGCTTGATATGGATCCACGCAGGCCCGCTTCCCCTCCGACGCCGACCGGCGTATGCTCCACCACTTTCCCTTCCAGCACGGTAACGACTTCGCGCAAGAGCTGCAGCGCCTCATCGGCAAAAACCTGCGGACACTGGGCGATGAGCTTCTTCATATTCTCGATGTCGATCGAATAGGTTACGTCCATCTGTTATCGCTGCCGTCTCGGATGAGTTAACCGGTCCCAGCCATTGGGATAAACCACATCCCAGTCAGCCGTTGCACAGGCCGGCTTCGGTCGGTTTTCATCGATGTTCATGTGTTTGTAGTATTCCTGTCGATACGCTTTTGCCTGAGCTTCATACTCGCGCCGTTTACTGCTGTGATCGACACTGTCTGCCTGAATCGTTGCATCCTGATCCTGCGCGTAGCATGCGGCCAGCATGCGGCAAAAGTGCGCTGCGGCCAGGCTCTGTACCGCTTCCTCATCCGCATCAGCCACCGTGCAGTCAGCATCCGTGCAGGTATGAGGTGCCGTGTAGGTGATGCGCATGCTTTCAGTCGCCAGTGGCGTGTCATTCAGAAAGTGCAGGTAATAACCTGCCGGCTTCTGATAGATGGTCCAGTCTTCAGCTTCGAGGTAATCCTTTGTTTCATCGTCATCATCAACCGGGTATTCGATCTGTGTGATAATCGAGAAATCATCCTGCCAGAGCGCAAGAGCAGAAAGTGCGTATTCGTGCGTACCGTTTCCGACTTCGTCTTCAACGATCACGCGCGGCTTGTTGCGCGAATGCTCAGCCAGCGCCTTTGCGATCGCCTTTCTCTTCTCCGGCTCTCCGATAGGATGAGATCCTGGTACCAGCTCTCCAATTGCAGCGATGTAGTCAGATCTGTTCGACATAGGTTTTCGATCCCGTTAGTTCTTGAACACGCCCACGACGCTGAAGGTAAACGACGTTCCACCCACGGTGTAATTGATGCGTACGTATTTGCCGAAATTGGTGATCGCCTGCCGTACGCGGCCGGTCGCACTGATCTGAGTCAGTGTGGTATGCGTGAACCAGGTCGAGTTATCAGCTGAGGTTTCGATCGTGATATCGAGCGTCGAGGTGCCACTCTCGGCAGTCACATCTACCAGGATCTGGCCCTCAATGTATTCCTCGATATTGAACCCGGTCGATTGAGCCGTGCCGGTTTTCACGCCGCTGGCCAGAAACGTGATATCCTCGGCTCGATGCTCATCGGCCAGCACCGGGCTGATCAGCAGGATTGTCGCAAGTATTGTTGCAAAAAGTCGTTTCATGGTGTTTCTCTGCTTTTGGGAAAAGGGCAGGCATGGGTGCCTGCCCTTGTGTACTCGATACCGTTTCGGTTAATTCACATCGGTCCATGTGCCAGACGACGACTGTACGATCCACTGGGTTGCACTCACCGCCTTAAGCAGTGCAAAATTTCCGATGGTCGCTGCCGAACTGATTGCATCACCAGCCGCATCGGTAGCGGTCAGAATCTGTTCGGCATTCTGCGGGTTGATATCTACATCCTGAGCCGCAAGCAGCACCACCAGTACCTGCATGCCGGCCACCGCATCGGGCAGGGTCAACACGATCGCTCCGCCTGCGCCGGTATTCGTTACCGTGCCACCCCAGCATTCAGCTGCGGTGATATTTCCGGTTGTGGCGTGCGCAGTAACGCTGGTCGCATAGATCGTGCCGCTCACTGCGTCTGGAATAACCGGAGCACGGTCAGCCGTTGGATCTGCGAATGTTAATGTCGTCTCATTATCATCTACCGTCGAGCCCTCAACAATGATCGGCGTCGTTCCCGACAGCACTCCCAGCGACGTGATCGCGCTCGTATCGACATAGCTCTGCACGGAGAAAAAATAGTCGGTAGCGCTGATGGCAAAGCCGAGCTGCTGACTGTAGGAAGGCGCTGACTGCGTGACCGCGGCGGCCGTTTCGGAAAGGTAGCCGGCAACGCCTTCCGAAAGTGCAGACCATCCGGTCAGAACGCCCTGGACGACGATTTCGACGCTTGCACCCGAAGCTCCATCCTTACTGCCAACAATACCAACAGCCGGCCGCAGCGCAGCGTCATTGGCGTCAGCCTTATACACATAGCCGTCGGCGTCCTTGATACATACGACATCGCCGGTTGCCAGGGTCTCACCAGCTGTACCGGAGATTCGCAGGAATGCTTCTTTCACGCTATAGGCGGCCTGTGCATCTGCAACGCCTGCGAAAAATACCCAGATCACAAGCAGCATGGTCAAGAGTTTGATCGATCGTTTATTCATGGTTCAATCCTCCGTTTTGTTATAGTGAGGAGTGAAGAGCAAGGTGTTCTGGTTGTTTGCTCCTTACCCTTCACCCTTGACTGTTTCTTAGCCAGCCACCACATTTTTAGTTCCAGACCGATAGTCGATCACGGCACCGGCGTACTCGTGGCGAAATTTATAGCGGAGCTGATCAGCCACAAACATCTGCTCGGATTGCGGCGCGTCAGCCACAAAGAACTCAGGTTCCTGTCGGCCGTTGAGATAGCCCATTTCGATGATATCCACGACATCAGCGGGCATAAGCAGGCCCCAGTCGGTTGCATCGGTAAGCAGCGATACCTGGGCACCATTGATCTTCCCGCGCAGCGGATTTCTGGTTTTCGTAGTGAGATCGTTTCCGGTGTAGTAGAACTCGTCACTAATGATGGATTCAGCCGTAGCCACGAGATCGATTGGGTAGATTAAGGTCGGCTTGACGCCGGCACCATCAAACCACGCGATTCGCTCACCAGAGTCTTTCTCGGTCATCTTTCCAAGCGCGATATATTGGGCCAGAGCGGCCGCAAACCCGAGTGCGTTTACCTGTAAGTTCCCGTGCGGGTTGGTGAACCATGCAGTACCGTCGGAACAGTCCGCGTTATTTCTCCAGAAGTCCCACACGTATTTTCCATGCGTGCGGCGCAGCGCACGGTTCACCCGATTAACCACGCGGTTTGCTATTGAAACATCATCATTGATGATAAACTTCCGGGAGAAGGTAAGAATGTTTCCTTTCTGGATCAGCGTGTAGGGTGATTCTTCATCGGTGATCGCTGATATCTCCTGGTAGTTGTTGGTTTCCGGGTCCACTGTGTCGATATCACCGAAATACCCAACATTCACCGCTTCCTGCTGCCGGAAATCCTTAACCGGCTTACGAATAGAAATCAGCAGGTTTTCTTGATAATCGACAGCCAGGTAGTCTTTCACCATTCGCCGTCCGAGCGTATTTCCGAGCAGATAGGTAAAAGTGCTGCTGTTGATATCCTGAGCAGCGCGAAGATCAGCCGGCAGCCGGTCGCGATAGAATCGGCCGCTTACTTCCGTATCGCCGCTAAGCAGCACGTAGAGTTCGCGGATCCCAGTAGGTGCCGGTACGCTGCTATACTCTTCTGCCTGTCCGACCCGCAGATCTTCAAACACCGGCCGATTATCAAGCCGACTCATGCGCGCCATCTTTTTGAGATCGTCCTCGGTAAGTCCGAAGAGCTTGTCCACCGCCATCTGTACCTTTTCCCGGCAGCACAGGCCCATCGATACCCGCGTCTGATCGCCCCAGGGCGCTTGAGCGCCATCGCCAGGACCTGCCATCTGGGCGAGGTAGTCTTTCTCTTCTTTGATGGCGGCATCGAGCGCGCTCTGCTCGAACACTTTGCCCTCAAAGGCTCGCTCGATCCGGTGGCGCGCCGGCCGCGGCAGGTTACTTTCGTTCAGGGTTTTGTCCATCAGCCGGGCACAAGCAGCTCGCTGCTCAGTTGCCGTAGTTACGTCCTTGAGTGAATTTTTGATCAAGGCCTGCACCGCTTCCAGCGTGAGCCCCTGCGCTCCGCGCTGATCGCCAGCGCCGGGATCTGGAACGGTCACCGGCTCCATTGCCTGGCGTGCCATCTCGAAGATCTCATCATCTGCGAGCGAGGCCGTGACCTTTCCCTGCAGCAGGTCGGGCCGTTTCTGCTCAATCAGTTGCAACAGTTTCTCTCTATCCATGCGTTTGCCCTCCGTGTTGTTGTTAAGGGCCGCAACGGCCCGTAAAAATCGTCCGCCTGCAGCCGGGTAGGTGACGACATCTACGCTGCTGTAGGAGTGAATTTTCAAAACCCACACGACGGTCCAGCCATCCACATTGACCTGCACACCCTTGATGTGCGCGTCGATCGAGAGGCCGAGCACGTCGTCATTGCCATGCTGTTTGCCGTATTCGAGCGCATTCGGCAGCCACGATTGATCGGGCAGGAAATGAATGGTGCCTTTGATACCGATGCCATCTTCCCACCAGGCTTTTTCAATCCAGCCGACTTTCTTCGCTACCAGGTAGCGCTTGATGTCTTCGAGCATGCCGAGATCCGGTACCGGAAGATGCGAAAAGAAGTCAGCTGTCAGCTCATAGGCATTCACATCGACGCCCTGCAGCAGCTCGATGCTTTCCTTGAGCACCTCTTCTTCCCAAAACATGCGCGGCGTGCTCGAGCTTAAGCCCGGAGCGATGATGACGACTTCCCACACCAGACCCTTATCATCCGCCTGCCGTGCCGCTCGCACCCGGATCGTCTGGCTGTGATCGCTGCCGTCGACGGCTGCTTTCGGCTGCCACTGGCCATCGTCCGCTTTTTCGTATTTCGCTTTAATGGCCGACCAGGCCGCCATGCGGGCGCGATCCTCGTCATCTGCTTTGGAAAGCACCTGGTTGAATACTTCCACACCTATGCGGATCGCGCCTTTCGGCAGGTTTTTGAGCCAGTCTGGGGGATTGTCGATTGAGTACATTCTCTCTCTCCAATTTCGGTTAATCGCTCAGCGGCCGCCCTTATTCACCGCCTTTACGCTCCTTGCCGACAAGCGGCTTTTTCTTTTTCGCATTCGGGTTAATTCCGGTAACCCGGATGTAGTCGAGCTTCTCAACCTGGTCGCCTTTGCCGTAGCGCACCTTCGCGCCGCCGTTAGTCACAATCACTGCCTTACCATCCGCACCAATCCCGGATGAGAAGACATGCTCTTTCGGAATTCCGTATGCAGTGCAGCCTTCATTGATCAGAGCCTGGCCGGGATTTGCTCCTTTGCCCGTTTTAGCGCCTTTTCCCGTGCCGCTATCGCCGCCTTCCGGGGCTGCACCTTCAGCACCAACACCAACACCTTCGCCTGTTCCCGTAATCTGTTCATCGCTCATCGATTTTCTCCTTGTCGCTGTGTGTTTTGTCTGCAATCTCTCCTCGCTCGTTTTTATGCTGCCCGCTCCTGATACTCGACCGGTTCACCCTGCTTCGGCAGCTCTCCCCAATCAAGCGGCACCAGCACATGGCTGCAGCCGCAGTTAATGGACTCTTCCGCTGAGAGGCCCGGTGCATGTGGATAAGGAATTTCACCTGGGAAATTCTCATCTATCGGGACGATCGTGCCATTCAGTGCTCGATGGTTCCACCGCGGGTGCCGCTTGCCGGAGGCAATCCACTTCTTTCCCCATCGCACTTCCGGATCGCTCGATCCTTTGAGCACTGCCTGCATGCGGGCTTCTCGCGCGGCGCTGTGGATTCGGGCCATCTCGGTGCGGGTGATCGTCTCCGCCCTCCAGGAAATTCCTGTTCGTGTCTGGATCCCGAGCAGCTCATCGATGGTCTTCATCACCTGGTACTGCGGTGTCTGGCCGAGTACGGCCATCGTAAGTTCATTATTCACTCGCTTGAGAGCATCGGCGCTTAGGCCACCGATGAGATCCGCTGAGTAGCCCTGCAGGATCCCGAGTGTGCTCGGGCTGATCTCCGGAGCAACCAGCCGGATCCCGGCAGCCGCAAGCGGTGCATCGACCATATCGACACCGGCGCTCCAGCTTGTCTTCAGTGCCTCGCTCTGCTCAGCCTTATACTGCTGCTCAAAGCCCCGTATTGCCCGCTCAATGGCGTCTTTTGCCTGAGGCAAGTAGTGGGCTTCCCACGGTGTTTGCGCCAGGCTGGCGGCCAACTCCGTGCGCGTCGCAGTCAAAATCTTGTTGACTCGATCCACGGCATCATCCTGGAGGGTGAGCGCCTGGTCGATCAGCGATTCCAGCTTTTTGTTGTAGGCTTTCTCTCTTCTGGTCATCGTTTCGCTCCGCTGTCTTTTTTGCGGATCCGCTCAACGATATCGAGAATCATCGCCTCGCGCGCTGCATAGTCTTTCGTGAGGCCATCTGCGACTCTCGTTTTGGCCGCCTTATCTATTTCAGCGGCAGCATCAATTTCAAATCCGATGCGTTCAGCCACTGTGGCGTAGAGTTCCGTTGCGGTTTCCTGAGAGATCCAGCCTGAGGACTGAGCAATCATGAGCGATTGCGAAAGAGTGAAAAGCGCTGTCACCAGTTTCACCAGATCCTTTGTCTGCATCTCAGGCATATTTACGTTGATCTCAAACGGCTCTTCCCCTTCACGCAGGCCGCCGTAGAGGATGGCCTGATCGAGCACGAAGCGCAGCACAAACTCAATCATGTTTTTGACGTACAGCTGCCGCTCTCCCAGGTCTTTGAACGTGGGCTCGCCCATGAGATCCGCCTCAGTTTGATAGGCTTTACCGCCTTCACCCAACCAGGATGTCGGCCGATTCTGACAGGCGCTGATGTAGGATCGCATATAATCAAAGAAGGCTTTTGACTCGTACAGCTTCAGGTCAGGGGATACTGCTTTCCATTCGACGCTTTCATTGTGAGCCCGCACGCTGCCAGGCTTGGGCGCAGTATTCGTACGTAAAAATTCCGTTATGTCTTCATTGGATGCCCCTTTGAGCATGACGTCCCAGATAAACGATTTCATGAGCTTGATGCGATCGAGTTCATCAAACGTGCTTTCTTCCATCGCATTGATGTAATCAAACTGACTGATGAAATCGCTGCGGCCTCGCGGGCTATTCGGTGGATGATTGATGGCAAAGAAAAAGCATTCACCCGTGAGGCGTCCATATTCGCGTTTGCGTGGATCCAGCTCTTCACGGATCGCGCGCAACGTGGGGCCCGCCTGGCCGGCAGTGCCACGCAGCCGCACGAACTCAATCACTTCCGGGTAATTGCGATAGAGCGTCACATCCTGGATGTTGCTTGGGTCCACATAGGAAAGAAACACCATGCCGTTCAGCCTATTGACTGATACCGGCCAGCATTGCTCGCCCAGCAAGCCGAGGAATTCGATGCGGTTACGTAAGCGCAGATCGAGCTGGTTCATCGAATGATTCCAGAACCGCTCGAGCACCGTCTGCGCATCGCCAGTTTTTGTGTCGTTTTTTACTGTGAAGCTCACGCCTTCGCCAAGCACGAAGTTTTTCGTATCGCGCGCAAAACGTTTCGTAAGTCCGCTGGAATCGTACATGTAATAGGCGAGCTCAATCATGGTATCCTGAGACATCGGCGACAAGTCTCGTCGCATCTGGCCGTCATTGGTGAGCCTGCGATAGCCGTCACCCTGCGGGTCGTAATCGAGGTTGATCGGCATCTCCATGCGCGCTCGCTCGACTTCCTCTTTGACGATCGTCCGGAGCTCTTCATCATTTTTGAGGTTCGGTGCAATAAAACGTGCGACTTTTTCCCGTATCGATGACATATCGCCTATCCTATGATCCGATGGAATTGAGCATTGAGCGCCGCATCATCTGCTGCGGCAATCCGCGGCCCCACATACGGCCGCTCTGTGCTTCCGCCGATTCACCGCGCTGGCCTGAGCGCATCAGCTCCGCGCCGGCACGCTTCGTCTCTTCCGGATCCACATGGCCATAAACCGGTTTTGCAGCCGCGGTACCGCCAGCATGAACAGCCAGTGCCAGAGACCAGAACCTATCAGCATGGCCGTCATTAGTGCGCTCAGCATCAAAGCGGATATTGCCAGCAGAGGTTGTTACCTTCTTCACGCTGTGCAGATCGTCTCGCAAATTTCGATCGATGGGAATGCGGATCTGCCGATCTTCGAAGCGCTTCCTTATGCTCGTGGCCAAATCGAGCTTCACGGCCCCACTGAAAAGAACACCCTCGATGAGGTATTCACCGTATCGTTTCTTCATATCCTCAACGAACTTTTCACCCATACCGGTCTGATCGATACACACCCGGCGCGGATGAAACTGGCGGATAACCCGATCGAGCTCTTGCTCTTGGCTGGAAAATGTTGCACCTTTCATTACGGTAAGTTCGCGGGTCCAGTCGACATCGCCGACCTTTTCCACTGCCGAGATCACGGTGAGGTCGCGCCTTCGGCCGATATCCATACCCACATAAAAGGCACCACCGCTGGCAAGCTCCGGGATTCCGGCATGATCATTCTCTGCCTCATTGATCAGGTCATAGGTGAGCCAAGCTGTCGCTTCATCCAGGAATGCCAGCTCGTATTCCTGTGCCCACAAGTCAGGGTCATCGATGCCGGCTTTCAGATCATCGAGGCTATGCGGGCAGCCCTGGGCGATTGCCTGGTAGATGTCGATCTGGTGCTTGGAAAATATTGGATTGTTCCACACTTCATAGGCTTTGTTCTGCTTACCCTTCGGGGTAAAGGTGATCACCAGACGGTAGCCGCTGCGCGAAATAATGGGAAACACCGCAGCCCAGATCTCGCGGCTGTTCTTGTGCACAGAGAATTCATCCAGGTATACATTAGCCGAATAGCCGCGTGCCGTGTCCGGATTCGCCGGTATTCCGATTACGCGTGAATCGTTGGCAAAAATGATCTCAAGTACCTTGTACTCATCCTTCTGCCCGCTAGGCATTGTGTAGCCGTAGGTCTCCTCGGCAAACTTCATCGCCATGCCGGTGATCTCACCGTGCAGCTTCACCTTGTCCATCAGCTCTTTTGCCTGCCGCTCACCGGAAGATATCGTTACCCACTTGTTACGGTCCCGCTCGCGACTATCCAGTGCGATATCAGCCGCGGTGGAAAAAGATTTGCCGGTCTGCCTGGCCCACATGCCGACCTTAAACCGGGACCTATCCAGGATCCAGCGCTTCTGATAGTCGTAGAGGTTGATGGCAGCATCAGACGAGGCCATAGACCCGCTCCCGTATCATGGAAACCAGCTCATCCTTGGTCATGTTCTTACTTTCCTTCTCAGCATCGCTCATAACCTTGTCGAACTTCTTCCTAAAATCTGCCTTAAACCGCTCTCTCAGTACGGTTGAAGCCTGCAATTTCGCGAAATCGGAAATAATGCGAGGCAATTCTTTGATGTCGAGCTCTTTTGAAAGCTGAGCCTCGATAATCATTTGAGTGAAAATCTTACTTGCCGCCTCTTCGAGCACCATGCCGTCGCCGGCTTCACTCACCAGCGCCCTCGATTTATCCTCAATCACCTTCAGCCGCTGGTAGGCAGCAAAGAAATCTTTCCCGTAGCGGCCGATCGCAGAGCGGGAAATGTCATAGCCCTTCTCGGCCAGAAAGGTCTGAATGTCATCATAGGTCGTACCGCCTTCGATCAGCAGCCGGTCAACCTGCTCGCGGATCTCCGCAGGCAGCTCATCAGTGATGCGGCAATGCTTTCGCACCATGTTACCCATTGACGCCCAGCTCCTTTTCGATCTCTTTTATCTCGCCGAGCAGCCGCAGGTATGCAGTTCGCAGATCATCCAGCTCATCTATCATTTCCCGCGCCTCATCTGTGCGAAGCTCCGCGAGCGGAGTAATCGATGCGGGCTGAATGATTATTTTCAGCGCGCGGATTATCCCTTGCGCATGTGCAGCCATTTCCATTCTTCGCTGTTTCTTCTCTGCCAGGGCTCCCTGCAGGATCAACCGTTCACTCATTGCGCTTATCCACCGATCTGCGGCCCTGAAGCCGCTTTCTGTATGCGGTTATAGGGGCAAAACTGGTTTTTCTCTATGGCCTCAGTCAACCTGGTAAATACCTGCGTGTTTAGTGATACGATATCCTTGAATTCCTCAAGGTGCTTCTTATATGCGGTAGTCAACTCTTCGTTCTTCTCTA